GTAGAACCAGAACCAGCAACAGCTGTTGTATCAGTAACTACTGAATTAGATAAAGCACTTACAAAAGTATGTTGATACTTTGCTTTAGGAAGTGCAGTTCCAACATTAATTGTTATACTAGTTCCAGAAGTAGAAATTACAGGAACATGTGTATTATATGCAGGATCTGCAGATGAATATCCAGTACCACCACTTATAGTAGTAATACCAGTAATCATTCCAGCGCTAGACCCAGTACCAACAGTAGCTTGAAGTTTTGCGTCAGAACCAACTCCTAATGGATTAAAGATTTCTACATTAACTGGCCCTGATTTATATCCAGAACCTGCAGCTGACATAGTAACACTTTGAATCGAACCTGCGGCATTAATAACTGCTGTTGCAGCTGCAGCCACTCTTGGTTGATAATTTTGTCCTGTTGCAATATCCACTTGATCAACTTTACCACCTCTAGGTAAATCATATAAATTATCTCCAGAGAATATAACAGATCCACCAATACCAATATTAGGTGCAGTTGATCTAGGAACTATATCATAATCAACACCTGGTCTTTGGAATACACCATTAATCATAATAACGCCATAATTAATGACCTCATCATCTCCACCACTACCACTAGTAGTAGTAACAATACCTGTTACATCAGCACCATTTTGAGTTAATGTAAATGTTTTTCCAGTTGCAACATTTCCAGTAAATTTGTGTGAAACATCATCAAAAACAAAATTTCTAGTCTGATCTCTTCTATTAAATACACGACCAGAGAAACCAGATTGTGTACTAACACCTACATCACCAGTAGGGCCCCAAGGAGGTGTTGCAAAGTAAATAACATCCTTAACAATATTATAATTACCACCCTTCATAGTACATGCAGCACCTACAAGGTGTGCAGACGCTTTTGTACCTAAAATACCACGATCAACTGTAATTACATTTGTTGCTCCAACTCCGACAGTTTTAATTCTAATCAATTCATTATCAATATTAATAATATCATTCAATTTAATTGATGTAATTCCAACAACTTTAATTGTATTAACTCCAACAACAATAGCATCACTTAATGCAACAGAAACACTCCTATTATGCAATGGTGATTGTATTGAATTGTCAATTTGAATTAATGTTTTAGTAGCTGCATTTGTAGAATCAAATGAATGTTCTGTTCCAGATCCAAGACTACGTAAGGTAAACGATTCATCTGTACCCGTTGTAGATAATCCAGCAACTTTAAATCTATTTTGATCTAATCTAGAAACAACATACATCTCAGAAGGCATAAAGTCTGTAGAAACTCCACCTAATACATCATTAGTAGCTACAATACCAATTCTATTATTTGCATAAGTACCACTACCAGTATCATACTTAATTCTTTCACCAGTTTGGAATCCATGATTATTAAGTCTGATAATAGACGATCCTACAGATACTTTAGTGGAATCATTTGGATCAAATGAATTACTGAATAATGGAACTGCACCACTTTGAGAAGTAAGTCTAAATGAACTTAAACCAACAATCTGTCCACCAACAATAGGAGTATTAACAGTAACTTGAAATGTATCGGCAGTTTTGTTGGAAATTGTTAAATTAATTCCAGATGCAGGATCACTTGAACGAGGATATGGATGTTCAGTTTGATGTGTATCTTTATCACAAGTGAATACTAATGAATTATCAGCTAAACGAATAGCAGCTCCATTAGATAATCCATGATTGGTAAGTGTTTTTATTGTTAATACACCAGTATTAGGATCATATGATGTACCAGAAATTGCAGTTAATTCACCAGTTCCACCAGATTGAATTGATATACCATTAGTAGTTGCCCGTTTGAATATATGAATACCTGTAAAGGTCTGACTCTTGGCATTAAATTGATTACTAATATCATCAATCAATTCAACTTTAGCAGTAGAAATACTTAATAGATCTCTAATTTTTCTATTTTGGAAACTAATAAACTTAGATAACCCTGTAGATATTGTAGTCTCTGTAGCAAAATCATAATCATTTTTAACAAAGAAAGAATGTACCTTATCGACATTAACTAATAAATCCGTAGCATTTTGTGGAGATCTAGCTGTAAGAGTAGTACTTCTTGCATAACCAGCTGTAGGTTGAGATTTTATAACCAAATCTGAGAAATTTTTAAATCCAGTAGGATGAATAATACTATCTACAGCATCTTCAAAATCCTTTTCTTGAATTTCACTTTGAATAGAATATGAGAAATTTTGATAATAATCACTATCTTGTAACTTCTGGAAATCATTACTTAATTTACCAGTATCTTTTTGCCAACCTTTTACTCTTTCTGCTTGATGTGAAAGACTAAAGAATTTTTCATAGAAAGAAGATTTAACAACATCACCAGAAGCATTTGATATTTTACCAACTATAGTATCACCAATATATGGCGTTCTAGTCAGATCTCGTAATCTAAATGAATTTGTGGATGGATCCCAACCCTCATTCTTAACCATTTGACCTATAGCAGATCCATTACCAAATGTTACAGCCTCTCCATTAATAAAATCTCTTTGATCAAATCTTACATTAAATGTTGGTAAATCTACTTTTTTAATTATTCTACCAGCACTGTTTATAGGATCAAAGAACCCACCAGTACTTCCAATTCCAGTAAGACTATATGTAATTCTAGAATCTGCAATATTTCTTGATGCAATAGTGAAGGTTTTATAATCATACATGTTAGAGTTATAACCCTGAATCTCACCTTCTTCATATGTACGTGGATCCATACTAGGTACTGGTTCTAGGAATACAGTACCATCATTAGCATCAGGATGGCCTTGAATATTAATATTCTCTACAAATATTTCATCTCCAACTTCAAATGGGAAATTAGTACCCAATCTATGAGCCTCAGGTCTCCAACCACCTAAAGGAGATTTAAGAGTAATAAATTGTGTAACACCGTTAGAAGTTGCAGTAACAACACCAACACCATTACTATTATTAATAGGAATAATTCTTGGTGGATTAGGAACTAAATCAAATCCAGTAAGACTATCATACAATATACGTACAGATCCTATACCAGTTCCTTCAAGACTAACTTCTGTTTTTGCATTTGGTCTAGATGGGAAGAATAAATCTGGTGGAGTGCTATAATTTCTACCTGATGTCTCTACACCAATATGTCCTATAACATAATTATTTTTTACAGCTACGTGAACAGGAGTATCAGCTCTTGGACTTAATGATTTATCTGTTGGATAATCATATCCAATTTTTACCATTTCTTTAAATCCTGGCCTTCCAAGAGTATCATCAAACATACTGAGATTTGAATCTCTACCAGTAGTAGTCCTTACAGTACTAACTCCTGGATTTTTAAAATAATCAGTACCAGGAAAATCTATCTTAACTTCATTAATTCCACCAGTAGCATGAACAGATGAAGTCAAATATCTAAATGTAGTAATACCAGATTTAACATAAGATGATCTTTCTGGTTTATATGGTACTTGATATGTAAATGATGTTATTCCAGTAGTTGTAATACCAAAATTACCAGCGTATATACTAGGATCAATTGTTATTTGACCTGCATTAATAACTTGATTATCAATTTCACTATTCCGTTTAGTAACATCAATAGTGTTTAATGATGTTGGAACTAATCTATAATATAATGGTAATGGTAAATTATCTGTAAGTTTAACATTAACCAAAGAACCTGTTGTTCCAGCTACACCAGTTCTTACAATTTCTGTTGATATACCAACACCATTGAATTTATTAGTAAAGTTTTGATCTTTATAAAATTCAAGTTTAAAATCAGCAAGAGAAGTATCAGATACTGCAAATCCAATAGTTTCTCCTTTCATAACTTGAATTGGAGGATTTATTCTTGCAACTTTATGAACACCAGATCCTGCATTAGTTAGATTAATAAATGCAATTGGAATACTTAAGGAATCCTTACGATTATCAAATAATCTAAATGTATTTTTACTGATTCTCTTAACATAATATTCACCCCTATCAGTTAATGGTGTTATTCTATTAGCTACATTTGTAGTATGAGAATAAAGTATTTTATCACCATCTTTAAATCCATGATCTATTAATGTAATTGTAGAATCTGCAGTAGATACAGCAGTACTATTAAAATACGCAGGATTAACTATAGTTTTTCTTGCAATACTATCATATTCAATACTCTTACTAACTGTAGTATTAGGTGCAAGATCTACGGTTATTTGATCCTCAGTTCTTAAATTATGTGCAGATGAATTGTAAACTAAAACATCATAACGATCAAGAGTACCTTTATGTTGTTCATTTGTTGTTTCAAGAGTATGATCTGTTAATAGATTGTTTTCAACAGTTACAATATAAAGAGAAGTACTAGTACTACCAATACCAGTTCTTGTAGTTGTAATTCCAAGTAAATCATTACTCTTCTTAACTGCATACACATACTGGCCGTCAGTTAATGCAAAAGAATTACCAAGACCAACAGCATTAGATACTTTTAATGGTTGACCTTGTAAACTCTTACCATATTTCAATCTCTGTCCTGTTAAGAACCCGTGATTTTTAAGAGAAATAACATTATCAGCATTACTACCTGGTTGACCATTATGAGGTCTATTTTGTGGATTATGATCATATAATACACTATTATCTTTAGCAACTACCCTTGCAACCTGAACATTTCCAAATGGGCCAGATTCTGTTTTTATTACTGTTCCAATACCTATACTATTTTGTGGATTAAATGTAATTAATTTATCAAGTTTAATAGGTAAATCTGTATGAATACCAATATTAAAAGTAAACCGTCTTTGATCTATAGAGAGTCTTGTTCCTGCAGGGAATGTAGTGTTTATACCTGGTTGACGCCAAACTCTATATCTGTTCAAAGTTTCATCAATTTCTAAAACTCTTAATCTTTCAGAACTCCAACCATCCTTTATACCATCAATTTGTAACCAATCACCAACTACTATATCATCATCAGTATTTCCACCAATAACATCAGTAAGTGTTATCCACGCATTATCACCAGTTGCAGTAGTATGATTATTAGCTGTTGTTCTGGATGTTAATGCAGCACCTAATGTAGATCTAATTGAAGATATAGAAATTGTTGTTGGGCCTTCAAGAAATCTTAATTCTCCTGTTCCAATACCAGAAAGATTAACTAGATCACCATTCTGCAATCCATGAGAAGTAGATCCAACACCAACACCCAATCCATTTTTATAATCAAATGCAATATGATCAATAGTAGTCTGATTATAAGTAATTGTGTTTATTCCAGCACCAACTAAAGTCTTTACCTTTGCACTAGCACCACTACCACCAGTATCAGCATTATTAAATATAACTCTATCACCTACTTTATATTCTATACCTGGTGACAATATATTTACAGAACTTATACCACTTGTAGCTATATTTTTAACAAATAACTCAGTATCTTCTATACTATCAGAAACGAAATAATCATAATCCGACGCAAGGAATCCTAATTTATATGGAAGAGTGTTTCTTAATATATCACCACTATTAAGAATTGCCATATTTTGTAATGACAATGGTTGACCATTCATTTCAACTTTCTTATAACGGAAACCATTTAAGATATAAGGGAATATTGGTTCTCTAGAACCTATGAATGGAGATGATGTTCCATCAGCATCAGAAATAGTACAAAAATATGCATATACTCCATCAGGAAATTCTGGTGTTTTACAGAATCTTCCATTATATTCATCCAAATCACCATCTGCAGTATAATCAAAATCCTCAACAAAGAAACCAAGTGGATATTCTGCGGAAATTGGTGGTCTATCTGATTTAACATTTGCAGTATAACTTGACGTTATTCTACGAATAATTCCTCCAGTAGGAGTACTGTATCCATATGGCCCATATATTGGACAACCATCATAAGCCCAACCAACAATAGGAGAATGAACTAATTGTGTATTTTCCTTTAACTGACCATTAATATCTACAAAAAGATTATCATCTAAGTTTAATCTTAATTTTCTAGGCAAGTATGTAGATACAAATTTTAAACCATATTCGGTATTTTGACTTGGTACAATAATACCATCATCATCTTGATTAATAGACTTACTATATCTGTTAACTGTGGTAGTTCTCCATTGTCTTAGATCCGCTCTGAAAACAGCGCCAGAACCCTGTTGTTTGACCCTCACAGTGGTCGCAGGTTGATCTGTATAGTCTTTACCACCATCGATGATATTTACATTTAATAATGTACCATCAGTATCAAGATTGGAAAGAAGTTTTGCATATCTACCTTCTCCTTCAACAATTAATTCTGGAGGAGTAACATATCCCTTACCTGCAATTTTTACAAAAGCACCAGTAATTTTACCATCAGTTTGATTAACAGTAATTAATCCATCTTGACCATTAGATATTGTAACTAATGGTCTTCTATGTGCATTAAGTGTTGCATCAGTACCATAACCAACTCCCGTACTTGTTAAACGTATATCAGTAATAGCTCCATGACATAATGGTCTAATAACAGGTGCAGAAGTAGCTGTAACAGCAACACCAGATAATGTTTCTAATGAAACTGCAATAGGTGGATATTTAAAGGTATGTGTACCAACACCAACATTTGGCCCAAAATCTACATATAATCCCTTATGATAATTCTTAGTTGTTGTAGTAGTTCCAATACCAGCACTACAAACACGGAACTTATCTTCATTTAAAACAAGAACTTGATAATTTTGTGTAGTTGACAATCCAGAAATTGCTGTACCAGTAGTTGAATATTCTAGAACTTCTCCAGACTTAAATCCATGATTTTTAGAGAAAATATAATTATTTGCAGTACTAATACCAGATCTAAGATTATTTCTATCATAATATGAAGATGATGGATCTGAAACAGAATCTACAAGTACCTTTCTATTAGAATAACCAGATCCTGCATTATCAACATAAATCTTATCTAAAACATTTCTAAATGTAGTTGATGTAAATTTATGACTACCAAGAGATTTATTTCCAATAGTAACACTATTAATACCAGCTACAGCATCATCAAACTTAGTCGCAAGACTAATTTGTTTTTCACTAATTTTATTAACATAATAAACAGATTTATCCACAAGACCACCAACAGCTGCATTTGCTGTAGATTTTTCATATACAACCGATTCTCCATCAAAGAATAAATGATCATCTATAAAAGTAATTGTTCCTGGTACACCAGTTGCAGTAATAGCTACATCCGTTTTTGCATCAAATACTCTAGAATTTCTTGTTGCTTTTAATCTTGCAGATGCAGTAGCGCCCTGACCGTTGCCACCCGTTATGGCAACGTTAGGAACTTGTTTTAGGTCATATCCACCAGAAACAACTTCAATACTCTTAAATGACCCCTCCACTACCGCATATGCAGTAGCACCAGTACCTACATTATCAGAAATATGAATGTCAGGTGGTGTAATTACATCATAATCATCTCCACCACTTTCAACGTCAATATGTTCAATTGGGCCATAATGTAAACTATCTCCAGACTGATTAGAAACTAGTTCCACTCCATTAATGAGCATTCCAATAGGTTCATTCTTAAGTTCTAACTCAACTTCTTTAGGTTCTGGAGTTATTGGGAATTTTCTTAAGAAATTTTGATATTTTACATTCTTTCCAGTTAAATCCGCAGGAATTAACTCATGTGTAGTGGTATTACCAACACCAAGAATAGAAATATATTTACCTGCAGCTACGTCAGCAACACTTCTAGATAATCTTATTCTATTGTTATCAACTTTAGTAACTGCATACTTTGATCCAGTCTCTAATCCAACTACAGTACGGCCTGGAGAAACAAGAGGTGCATATCTAACCAATTCTCCTTGTAAGAAATTATGGTTATTGATTGTAATAATATCAGTAACACCATCAACATCAGAATTAAATGCATTATCTGCAGCTATAAATTCTTTCTTTCTAGTATCAGAGAATATTTCATAACTTGGTAGAGATCCACATGTTACATAAACTTCTTTATTATCCTTGGAAGTATAAGTATTTTGAATATCAGCAACAAAATCAGTTATACCTAAAACATTATTAGAACTTTTCGCATAATTTAGAGCTCTTTGAACTTTATAAAGTTTTGTAGGATCCAAAGCTCCAGAAGTAATATCAATCTCAAATTCCAACTCCGTAAGAGCTCTTCTAACAATACCTTCAACATTATCGGGGTTTTGATCATCATTGGTTACATCAAGTAATGTTACAGTATCATCTTCATTCAATAAATGTGGAGATGATGTAGTTACAACATTACTATTAGTATTAACTTTAGATGTATTTGTTAAAATATCCCTTGCAACATCACTTTTTGTCTTAGTATTATGAATCCAACTATTTAAATGATCATTTGCCGCATCAGATACTCTACCTAATTGTCTTGGTAATATATCATCTCCAGCAAATAAAAATCCAACATCCTCAATATTAGCATCATTAGCTACATTAGTTAATCTAAAATATACTGGTTTTGTAACATCTCCATTTTCATATGCATATACAGTTGCAGATGATCGTACAAAATCAGAATCACTGTAGTTTGATGATATGCCAGTTACTCCAAAAAATTGATTTGAAGACTTACTTGTATAAGTTGCAATACCAACAGTCAATCCTGCACCAACATAAACAGATCCAGACTCAGGAAATCCTAAAGTAGAGTCAACAGTAATTACAGTTGAACCAATACCAACTGCATTTACCAAAGAAGATGAACCAGTTGGATAAAATGCACCAACAGTAGATCCTTTACTTAAACTTATGATGTAATAATGTCTACCATCTCTTGGAAAATATTGTGTATTAAAAATAGATCCACTAGTTGCAGTATTATCTGTTTGAAATAATGTTTGGCCAACTACATTATCAGCATTTCCACTAAGACGTTCTGCTATTAAATCATGAGTTTTTACATAATCTGCATCAGATGGTGCAAATAAGTACTCAATTGGTTTAATTACTTCAGCAGTAGAGTTAAAAAGTACACCAAATAATATTTTTATAGCTTCATCAGTACCTTTTGTTGAATAGAAATCCTTAGCTTGACGTAAAAAATTAGCTTTATCTACTTTATCATGTAATTTTCTATCTTCAAAACCAGGCAAGAATAATTTTTTAGTTTTTTGCCAAAATTCTTGTAAAAATAAGTTACTTAAATTGATAACTTTTGAATTATTTTCATGTTTACTAGAACTAGTATTAGAAAATACTAATGTTTCTGGATTATTTGGATCTTTTAAATTATCTACACCACAAAAACCACGTACACAACCTGTAAATGACGTTGCTGTTTTACCAGTATATGTTATTATTTCATTATCGATCTTCAAAAGTCCATAATCTGCAGGCCAACCTTCAGTTGAACTTACATTTATAGTTGCATCATATGAATTAACAAGACTAGTACATGTAGAAAATCCTATTAAATTACTAGTTTCACTATAAGTCTCAGATTTCTGATAATCATTAAAATTAGTAATAATATCAATAGAACTACCTTGATTCTCTTGACTAATATAATATTGTTTTAAAAAATCTACAAATAAGGGATTATCATCAACTACAAATGAAGGTAATTGACTTGATACAAGCTTATTAATTTGTACTTTTTTGGCGGCTGTGTCTATACCCATTATTAGGATTAATAGCTAACGTCTGTTGATGTAGATGATATATCTCTAGTAGAAGTGTATCTACTAGAAGTTGGAGCAGAATCCGTCTTTCTTATGTAGTCACCATCGGAGAAACTAGATGTGGAAATGTAATTCGCACCTGAAGAATCTGCACCAGTGGAAATAGTATCTTCAACACAACCAATATCACTATCAGGTATAGAAAGTTGAACATATAGATCCTTTAATCCAATAATATCATTAGATTCTGGAATTGCTTCTATTTCAACGATATTATCATCCTTAACTGTTGATAAGATCCGTATTGTATCTATAAGAATTTCACCAATATCATATTTAATAGTACCTGCATTATTAACTACTTTTTCTACTTCACCTGTGTTTGATAACTTGAATACAAACAATTGACCAGTTTTATCATCAATATAAGAATCACCAAAGTAACAAGTACCTAAAACACCATCAAGAGTAAATCCAGTTGACTTAATGTTGTAACCTTCTCTACGATTATGGAATCTATTACCATAACAAAGCTCATATTGTGCAAAATTATCAGTATCTACATCTAAATTACGTCTAATAAGGATTTTTGTGATATTTGACGTAACTGCACTATTACTTTCATCAATTATCTTAATTATTTTACTATATTTGAATCTGCCACCAAATTTATTCAAATCTGCAGATTTTGAGTAAGTTTCAAGAGAATTTCTGATAATAGACTTCAAATCATTCACATTTCCAACAACATTTGAGTTGTAATAGACTGTAGAGTCTAATTCAATATACAAATACTTCAAATCTACAAATTCTTGACGAATTCCTGCAACTGAATATCTTTTTAACTTAGATATAAGTTGTCTTTTGTCAAAATCGGATATAAATCGTCCATTTTTAGGTTTTATTGATAAAAATACCTTTCCAAATTGTGGTGGACTTGAATCTTCACCTCCATATGCAGTTACACTCTCTGCATTAGGGAAAATTGTCGGAATTATCGCTTCGTAGTCATTAGTTGTGACTGCACGATGTTGTGCCGAGTAAATTCTAGTCGCTAAATTCCTAACAGTGTCTAAATTTTCAATATTTGCACCATTTCTAGCTGGTTCGTTAGTAATTATGTCAGAAATACCCGTTGTAATGAGTCCACCATCATTATCTAACAATTTTCCAGCGAAAGAAAACGCAGAAACACCATTTCCACCAGGCCCATCGGACACAATATAGGTTGCAGTAACACAATTAGTGTTACTTAACTTCTTACCAAGTACTCCATCACCAAAAAGTATCTCATATTTCTCATCTTGGACTTCTTGTAGTAAATATGTCTCAGAAAATGTAGTAATTCCTACAATATTATCAATTTGTGAGAAAAGTGTCTTTGAAGTAGAAGATATTGTGTCTTTTACATTAACTTTTAGGGTAGAAGTATCAACATATGCATTAGGAATGATGAATCTTTGGTTAGGTTGACTATTATCTACGATAAATTGCTTCGTTAAGAAGGTTCCTTGCTTAATATCAATGGTAAATTGTGCAAATCCATCATTAACAGGTGATATAATATCCTCTGGTACACAGAAAGTATAGTTAGTATTCTCAAAATCACCTAATGCAAACAGTCCAGCCTTAAGTGTTATACTTGATCTAGTGGTTCCAGACCCTAAATCAACAGTAAAGGTGACATTTGCAGTTGCAGCTGCTCTAGAAGATGGTACATAACCAACATTTCTTGCTAATGCAACTACATTTTCTCTTAAAGTTGCACTATCAATGAACGCCTCATTGGCGACCATGTTAGTATTGTATGCTGTAGTATAGGTATTATACGCTAAAGTGTCTATTAATATCGATAAATTCGATCCTTCAAAGTCAAAATCAGTGAAATCGGAGTTGGCACGCAGATATTCACGCAAAGAAACCTTAATTTCCTCAAAATCTAGGTTAGTATATTGTGTAAATGCCATTATTCTCTAGTTGATTGAAGGATAAATGTAATTTCTTGTGGTTGTGCCTCTTGGCCAATGATATCGTAACTCACACTAACCTCTAAATTGTTAGTATTAGGTGGATGAACACAACTAACATCAGTTAACGCAACTCTAGGTTCAAAATTATTGATCGTAGTTTCAATTTGAGTCTTTATTGTGGTCAATAATCCACTATCTGCCTGTTCAAATAGACTTTCTTTGACACGAGAACCTATCAGAGGGTTAAAAAACCTCTCTTCATTGATAGTTTCGACTAAATTTCGGACAGATCTCTTAATTGCATTCTCATTTGTAAGAGAAATTATGTCATTAGTGACAGGATGTTTCTTAAAAGACAGTGAAATGTCTTTAAATGCACGTGATTGTCTCTGTTGTATAAGAGGCATTATGCCAATATAATATTTTACTCAATATATTTATACTACTTTATAAAAAGTATACTTAAGAAAGAGTTCTTCCTTAGGCTTAATAGTTCTAATAGTACGTATATAATATTTATTATTTATTAAGTATTTTTCACAGTTAGGATTTTCGCTATGATTGATGAAGCCACCCAATGGTGTTCTTAGTATTTCTTCACCCATTAAAACGTGTGATAATCCCAATTCAGTATCTATATTTAATTCCTTTTTAGTAAACAGTCCTTGGCCTGCAATAGGACTCTCTCCAACGAAAAGACCATCGTATAAAGCTTTATACATCTTGATTCCAATCTTTATATTCAGGTTCAGGTTCATCGATACGGTGTTTAAAGTGTTCCGTATCAAAATATGATGGTGGTAAGGGTTTTACATTATCATATGGCCCTTTTAATCTTCTATTATATTCTCTTTCATCTAATATTTCATTAATAAGTATCTTCATTTCTCTGACATACTCAGGAGTCATCAACCTACGAGGATGAATCTCCATAGGTTTATGTTTTTGTGGTTTTGCCTTACCTTTGTAATTAGGATCAACAGGGCCACTCAT